CTGGATTGTTAGCAAAGATCTCCGCCAGCATACGGAACTCAGCTTTCTGAGCGTAATGCAGACGTTTGTGAATGCTCGAGATAACCTTCGAGCCTTGCTCGATCAGTGCTACTGTTGTTCCCACGGGAGCTTGTGAGTTGACATCCGCGACCTTTGTGTCTGCAACTTGTGCAAAGCGTCGGCCTGAATCAACGACCACCCCGAGTAGTTGAGCCAACGTGCCAGAAGGCTCCTTGTATGGGAGTGGCATAAGAGCATTGCGAATATCACCGCCGGGAACATCAAGATCGCGGAACTCACCCGGATTAACAGGCTCATCATCATTCCGGATACGAACGCCCCGTGCCTTAAAGCCGCCCGGTAGATTCGATAACGTGCCAGCGTCGATAAGCTGACGGAGAATAGATGTCGCAGCACGGCTCAACCCTCCAATCATGTGCAACAAACCGAACCCGTAAAACCCAAAGCCCGGCAAAAACTTGTAGTGAACAAAGAAATCACGCTTGCGACGAAGCGGATCCTGCTCACGATAGTTCCGTACTAACGAGAGAATCTGTCCCGAATCAGCGTCCATAGTGACGATATACGGCAAGCGGATACCCGTAGGCTCACCCATCTCGTCCAGATCCTCAAATCCCTCAAGGTCAAGATCAACGTGGACTTCATATATAGTATAAAGCTCGTCACTGTATCCCGGACGGAGTCCCTGAATTTCGTCAGTCTTGCTTTTAATTGTTGTGTCAGATTCGTCATCTTCTGATGGAGATAAGTCAACATCGCGGTATATACCTCCTACCTGCAACTTACGGATTTCGTTCTCGCTCATACGAACGACATGTGTGTAACGCTCCGCTGTACGCAAATCTGAGGCCGAGTATGGCACAATCAAATCTTCAGCCGGAACAAACTTGGACACAGCGCGTTGCCGTGTCGGATCAAAGTAAACCTTCTTGAACGTAGAACCAGTGATCGGCAAATAGAACAGCATCTGATCCGTGTCCTGATCAAACTCCTCCATCACCTCAGTGATTTGATAGTTCATAAAGTCCTTAACACGCTGGGCCTGATCCTCAACCTCACGGCTCTGAACACCCAAAATCTGCGTCTTAACAGGACCACCCGGTGGCAACATCTCCTTGTATGCCTGTGCCTGAAACTGCGTCACAGCCTCTGACAAAAGCGGATGTGTTACACCAGAAGCACCAAGGAACGGCTGATTGCGCTCCTGATAATTAATCCCAAGTAACCCCAAACCCTTGGCAATCGCCTCCTCCCAATCCTCACGGGAAGACTTATCCTCATCAATGCTATGACCAAGTTCCGAGGACAAAGAGCCTAGGACCGAGTCACTAAGAACTTCAGCCAAGTTAGCATTGTGATCATACTCTTCAGCTACGACCTCAATACTATCCTCCTCACCCGCAAGCATAATGTTCGGCGGGAGTTGGTCCTCGGTCATAGGGACTTGAACCTCGGTCATTTGTTCTTCCATAGTCATGCCGGGGCCACCAGCGCCCATTGCAGACTCAACCATCTGAGGAGGTAATGCCATTAAAATGTTCCTTTAAATCTCTGTGGACGGGCAATGGGACTAAAGCCGCGTACCGTACCGCCGTTGGCTCTCTTTACTGGGTCCTTGGTGATACGCTCCCACTGCTTGTCGGTAAGCTGGCTAATATCACGCTGGGCAATCTCCTTGATCTCTTTCAAGGTACGCCCGTCAATAACCTCTTCCTTGTCACCAGCCACTAGAAAGTCCCCTTGAACGTACCGCCACGAGCTTTCTTGTGGTAGCCCCCACATGCTTTCTTGACAGCCTTGGCCTGATCCTTCTTCAACTGAGCAATCAGCTTGTCCAGATCTTTTATGTCCGCCGTTGTAATATCTATTTTCTTGGTCTGAGGTTCTTTGCTTGACATCAATAATACTCTCTTGCTTTACGAGGAGGATCATCCTCAAACTCTTCTCCACGCAGATTGATGAAACCACCCTGACGAAATCTCATCAGAGCCATTGTCATACTATCACAGAAGTCATCATGATCGCCATTAGGAAATGAT